GATAAGTCATGAACTATACCATATTACAAATGGCGATTTTGATAGTTTGGAAAGTGTTGGTGATGATGAGGCGAACAATCCATTTCAATAGGGAGGGTAAACAATGGATATTAAAATAACCACTAGAAAACGAGTGACTTGGAGCTACCAGATCTACATTAAAACATCAGGCAGCTGGAAATATCACTCCTCTGGCTCTGGATTCAAAACACAGCGTGAAGCAGAATCGAAAGGGCATAAGTTATCGCGTGAAATTCAAACGCAACCTGAAGCCTCACAGGACTGTTTTAAGGCAATAGCAGATAAGTACATTGCGGACGGATTGAAAGAACCATCTACGCTAAAAGCATATAAGGCATGGTTGACTGTCTATAAACCAATTTACGACAAAGCGATTACGGAAGTAGACTATTCGGATATCTCTGAGATTATCACAGATTATTATCGGGATCATGCCTATATGGGTACAAAATCTATCATGAATTTTGGAAAGGCGATTTTTAAGTTTGCCATTAAAAAGTTGAAGATCAAGATGGATAATCCTTTTGACGATTTGACAATTAAGGAAAAGAGCAATAAAAAGAAAAAGGAACATATCATTCTCACAATGGAGGCTATGACAGAATTTTTTAATTCGATTGAAGATGATGATCTCCGATTTTTATGTATGTTGCTAGGGTATCAGGGAATGAGGTTGTCTGAGGCTAGAGCGATTGTTTCCTCTGATTTTGACCTCAAGCATGATACCGTTCGAGTAGAAAAACAATTCAATCCAGAATTTGGACCTAAAAACATCACCAAATCACAAAATAGTGAGAGGTTTATTCCTTTACATCCACGAATGAAAGCAGAATTTTTAAAACAGCCGACACAATTTGATAAGAATAGAAGACTAATTCAGAAGAATTTAGACACCGTGGATATAAAAGCAATCTATCCAGGCATGAGAGCACATAGTTTACGGCACTCATTCGCCACAGCTATGATCGAGCAAGGGATGGATTTTAAAACACTGGCGTTAATTATGGGCGATACTGTCGAGATAATTGTTTCCACATATTCACATGTTAATTCGAATATGATGGATAACGCTAAGAGGATTATAGAAAACCTTTGACATTTTATATGACACAGAATGTCAAAACAGCCCACCATAAGGGCTACATGGTATATACAGGTTAAACCATTCTTAACTTAGATAGTGTGGCGGAATACAAGGAAGTATGGTGAACCGTTGAAAACAGCCATTCTAAATTTTTCCAAAATCAGAAACAAAGGTATAACCTTGGCAAATGTTTTGACATTCTTTTGACACGGAGCATTAAAATGTAAAAATGAACAAACAAAAAAGGCACCTCAATTAAGAGATGCCTTTTGTTTTATATTAATTTCAGATACTTTGCTGATACCCACCCTTGATTAGGGCCCCAGGCTACCTTATACCAACCATCCTTTTCGCCCATGATCCAAACCTCTGAAGTATCTTCCAGGTAAGCTATCTTCGGGAATTGAGTTCCAGCGTCTGCTCGAACATTGAGATAAGGCTTAGCAACTACTGTGGCAAACTGTACCTTATCCACACGCTTCTTGGCGATGCTATAGGTTTCCACATATGCCATTGCAATTTCTTTGGCTATTGCATCCTTATTGTCGATGATCCATTTAGCTGTCAGAGGGTTATCGTGAAAATTGACTTCCAACAGATTGGCGTTTATGCCTTTCTTAGCCGGTTCCCTGACCTCTCCAAGTCCGTAACCGTCATACTGTGCCATGCCATCAACGACTTGATTTGCACGGTTCTCTTTGTAAGGACATATTCCGTCTAATCTGGAAACTAACTTTTCAGCTAATATTTTAGTGCTTGGCTGATTACGATGATAAAAAGCCACTGTTCCGATTGCCGTTCCACCACCACCGGCGTTTGAGTGAATAGCCAGATAATCAGTACAACCTTTAAGCCTTGCCTCTTCATCCCTGTACGCAAAATTCAAGTAAAGCGATGCCATGACGGTTTCAACTTCATAATCCTGAAGATAAAATTGAACCGCTTTGGCCACGACTTCCATTTCTATTTTCTCGGTAGTGTTGCCGACTGCGTATCTATTCGCTGGCTGATTGGATGGAGAGAGATATAATCGTCTCATACGTTATGCCTCCTTATTAGGCTCGTTCTTTGTAAATTGTGTCCCAAAGTAAAAAGCGATGATCACTGTAAATATTGTCATAAAATCTTGTGGAGATATCACTTTTATGACCGCTAAATAACAAAACACAAAAGTGAGTACCAAAGTAACGATTGACTTCACATCTATGAGTTTAGCTAACTTATTTTTCATTTTACATTCCTCCGATTTTTATGAGATAGGCCGTAACAACCGCAGTAATAACCAACGTGATAATCTGTGTCTTATATTTTTCCCATACGCCAAGATTGGCTTTTAAGACATTGATTTGTTCTACTTTTGTTTGGTCTTTTAAATTGTCAAACTCTTTTTTTAAACCTGTGACATCGTTCTTAACATCGCTCACATCTTCGCTTATTCCTGTCATTTTTTCTGCCATCACAGCTAACGATTCCGCCATTTTATATATTGTGTCTTGCTTATTTTCGTATTTGTCTAATCGCCTGTCATGTTCCTCAATCCGAATATGTATAGCTGCAATTTCTCCTTCTTTTTTACAGTTGCATTCCATGTGCCACCTCCAAATTTTTTAAATAGAAAAGGAACCATATTTCAGGTTCCTTAGTTCGTCATTTCCGCGGATGATGTGTTAAATTTCTAAACTGACAAATCCTGATACTGTTTGAGCTACCGCATCAGTATTAACCATTCTGACAATCAAGTATCGGTTTGAACCCGAATTGTTTTTCAGATAGAAATCAGGCTGTTCAAATGCCGTGGTTGTTTTCTCGTAAAAATTTGTCGTTGCTATATTATCTAAATTAGCAGTTCCGATTAATACATCTGTAATTACGCCCGAAAAACCAACTTGCAATTTAACATTTGCCGATGCCAGATATGCGCCTGAACTTTTAACCTTAACCAATCCACCGTTGGGAATAATACCTATACAAACATTTGTCTGTGCATTTTGAATCAAAGATACCGACTGAATCGGAATATCAATTGCCTTTGGAATAGACTTTAGTGGAGAATATCTCAACACTGATTTTTGCGCATCGAAGGACATTTTACGGGTGTTGGTGGTCAACTGCCATTGGGTAAAAGTGGGTAAGGTTGAACTTGTTTCGCAATAAGCGGCAACACCTAAAATTATCAGTTTTGCTCCGATTTCTTTGCATTTTTTCGCTAACGTTTTGTAGCCTGCAATATAATTTGCTGTGCTGTAATCCGTTATACCACCTGCATCGTTAATGCCTGTATCACAAATTACAACATCAGGATTTGACGGTGCTACATCCACATCAAATCTTGCAAGCATATCGGTTATACCATTACCACCAACCGCCTTATTGATGATGTTTGAATCGGGCAATAGGTCGTTTAATCTCGCTTCAATCCCGTTTGTAAACCATGTCCCCCAACTGTCAAACAGCATGACGATGTTGCCTTTGCGTGGGAGAATGTAACCCTCATTTACTCGATAAGAAACCACGATGTCATCAATGTATAATCCCACCGTTGCCGTTGCTGTTATTTTAAATTCAATGTAAATAGCGGTTACACCACTAGGAATTTCACACTCCAAACAATATGGTTCATATATTGTATTCGACGGTACAATCAAACTTTTGAGCGTAACCCCTGCCTGTGTCTTAACGCTAACTAGGTTGGCGGCATTATTCGCCCTAGCCCATAAATTCACGTTGATTTTTGATTCGGGTGCTACCGGTATGTCAATCGTTCTGTATCCATCACCATTGTTGTATCCTATTATCGCTAATGCGGCGTTGGATACCGTGGTCAATACACTTCCGTAGTTTGTGCCTTTACTTGCTTCAACCTGTGGAGAGAAAACAGCAGCGCCCATTTTTTTGAAATATTGCTGAAGGTTAGGCTCTGTCATGTTAAATTCCTGAATGACTTCTCCGTCCACGACACTGTCATATTTTGTATTTGCTAACTGTTCTCCAATATATTTCAAAGCGAAATCATTTGCGTGGGCTGAATTGTACCAAGCACGCTGAATCTTTGTGGTGGCTGTTACCATTTTTCTTAGCTTAGGAGCAAGCGTTAAAGTGTTTACGCTCTTGCTTATCACGAAATATGTGTCGTGCGTACCATCATCATATTCAACAGCTAAAACAGCACCTTCCAGAAACTTAGAAGCATCTAAAACAGCTACAACGCTTGTTCCTGATGCGTAGGTTTGAGCGAATGTTGTAGTTCCAGCTTGTGTTTCGAACGGTATTTCGGCGGTTAGTTGACCTCTGCCATACCATGTTCGAAAAAACTGTTCAAGGAATATGGGATTGTTTGATTTATTGAATTTAGTTAGATAACTATTGATGTTATCTTTTTTGTCTAGCCTTGTCTTTAGAGTGGCATTAATCGTTCCGTCACTTTCAACTCTTGCTTGTGCCGCTTCAACTGAAGAATCTCCCTCAACAACTAATACATCAACTTGGTTCTGAACTACCGCCAATGACGAATTAAACCCTGTGTAAAATCCCGCTCTGGTGGCTTCTGCTGTTTTTCTTGCAGCTTCATCTGTTTTTCTTAAATTCTCCGCTGCTACTCTTTCCGGTTCAGCCTGTATGATCGGGTATAACATTCCAACACCAGGCAACACACTTATGTTACCGTCTGATGTTAAAGATCCATCGCCTAAGATACTAAATTTTCGGGATACAATAACTTCTGGAACTGCATTAGATAACTGTATTTCGGCTATTAGTCTGCCCTTTCCCATGTTGTTAGGAAATAGGATCTGATATATTCCGGTTGCAGCATTCAGGACCGTAACCAGTCCATTTGCCACAGTAGCTTCGAACATTTCTCCACTCGGTACCTTGATAATCATTTTTAATGTCAATCCTGTGCAATCCTTGGCTTGAGAATTATCTAAAACGTGAACTTCTAAACCTCTGGATTTTATATCTCCGTTGTTACAATAGAATGATCTGTTTATTGGAATGTCGTTGTCTAAATATAATAATTGATATTCTTGTAGCATCAGTACACCTCCTCTGCATCGTTGAAGTTTATGATCTGATTCTGTTCATCCAAATAGTTTTTGTCTTTTACTATCTGGTAGAACTGTGTCTGAGGGGTTACCCCTATTTGTTCCATGATAGACTTTTCAAAATAGTAATCGTAAATATCTGGTGGAATATTGTAGTCCAACATTAAAATTGGAACGCTACCCACCATGTCGCAATGCTCTTTGCTTGCAAAACCATATAACCGTCCATATGCTGTCTTGCTGTAATTATCGACTTGTATCAATCCCATTACCCAAAAGGAGGCGTTCCCCCTAGGGGTTAGATAGGTTTTTAATAATGCCATCATCTTTACCTCCTTATATACGATTTGATGAATACATCGCATTGAATGCGTTTCATATTTGGGCTTCTCAAGGCAATCGTATGAACCCCGTTTGTCGTTACCCATGGGGTGATATCTAATGTAATATCTGTATTTATCGTTCCTGTTCTTCTCACCCCGTCTATATCAACTTCAATCGTTCCATCTCCGTTGGTATACTCTAAAATGCCGAACTCAACTGTATGACCGTGAGTAATGTCTACATTATGTGAGTGGTCTTGAGTGGTATGCGTATGAGCCATTCCGTGATTGTGTCCAAACTGATTAAAACCAATGGCATGATTATGAGTGTTCCCGACTACACCATTTTCTTGTGATACGGTTACGCCTGTTAAATTCTGGCTTGTCCACCGTTCATCCGTAGAACTCTTACTTGATGCCCCTGAAGTCTTTCCTCCGCCCTCGGGCGTGGTTTTAACTCCACCGCCACTTGCAGCACCTTTAGAGTCTGTCCTGAAATTATATTGTTTCAACCTTAACTTCACCGATGTTATAACAGAAGTGGTGTCACCTATTTCGAATGACATATTTAAGGGATAACCATCCTCAACGTTCTGCGTACTTCCAAAGTTCTGTTCGTTTGCCATGCCGTTTGGGGTGATTAAAGTCGAACCGTTTGAATCTTTTATCGCAAAGCCTTGTCCGTCAAATCTGTAACTCGTGCCTATGATTGACGTTGCCTGTCCATTTCGCTTTAAACTCAATCCTTTAATAAAGGTGAGTGCCGTTGTTGATTGCCCCCAATTTGTTAGAACCCTTAGCCTGACATATTTACAAATGTTTTGAGCAGGATCATTAGGTGTGAGCGCTCCACCATCAAGCGGAAAATACCAACAACCATTATTTTCAATTGTGCTAACACCTATGTCATCCCAAAATTCTAAACCAATAAGCAACTGGCCGGTTCCGTTGGTATACCATTCGTCATTATCCATGTAATAGGTATTCCCTGGAACATGTGGGATATAACCACCTCTACAGAATTTTGTATCATGAATCGTTATGGCGTAGGTGTTATCTAATTGTCCAAAGTTAGAAACGTGCCACAACTCGGCATTATCTATTGGGATTGGAGCAGAAGGATTGCTTCGATAATCTTGATTAATCAGTTCTGCCCCGGCCTTATAAATATCAATTGTTAGCGAATCAGCTAGTTGTGTTACTTCTGTTTTCTCGGCCTTGTCCTCTACTAATCCAACTATCGCCACATTACTTGATAAATTCAAGCTTGATCCAATATCGGACTGAATGAGATTAGTGACTAAACTATTAAAGAAGCCTGAATCAGCATTAATCTGACCGTTGATTAATATTGCTGTGGTAAATGGACCGTTGTAGCCTGATTGTGAGAATCCTATTCCGGCTTGATTTATCCGAATAACATTCTTTGCATCGCCTATAACTTCCTGATCCATAACTAATATTTCATACGGCTTTCCGTCTGGATGATTTCGAAATACAACATATCCACCCTTGTTACCTGTGATAACATTTGTGGCGTAATCTATTGCGCTTGCTATTAAATTTTTTTGATTTACAAGGTCGTTTTGAATCTGTTTGATAATATTTGCGGTCTGATATTTTGCTGAAGGTTTAAAACCGCCTAGCTCAATCTGGTTATATTTTTCTTCCAAACCATCGTATCGGTATGAAATCACTTTAGCTTTCAGGCTTATATCTAGGGTTTCAACATTAACTTTCACAAGATCATATAAATCCAGTTGCTCTAGCAATTGAAATTTTTCATATCCTGCAACCTTTTTTAGTTGTACAAAATCAATCTTATAATTAAGCACAGGCTTATCAATGTTATCAACGGCGTATAGATTATTACAATAGGTCCTCATAATTGCGTAGATGTCTTCTAGTGGTAATGCCTGCTGTTCAGTTGTCAATGCTACCCTAACTTCTTTGATAATTGGCTCTGGATAGTACCCTATTTGTGGACTATTCACATACTTCTCTGGTAGTGCATAGACTATTTGATTAAGTTCCACCGTTGGATATAAGCTTGTGGTAATTCCGCTTTCGTCACTGTCGTCTTCGATTCCCACAAGGTTCTTTCCTAACCGAATTTCAAATCCTCTGTCATTTCCATTTGCTTTAATCTGGATATCTTTACCATTTCTTACGAGGTTCCCACCCCATAAGTTCAGCAAGCTATTGTCTGCCCCTATAATCGCCTCCACAGGGTTCTTTCTAATGTAGTATGCAGTATTACTCCCAACAACATCGGATGAACCTGTGAAGCTTGTTGGTGTTTCTGCATTACTAAGGATATGTTTGATTGCTTGATCACAGGTTAGGTTTGTAGGCCTGATATCGATAAGAAAATTATTCACTAGATCATAAAATATATGTTTTGCAAAAGCTTTCTTTCCTGCAAGCGTCTTAACAATTCTGTACACTCTGAAAGGTTGTTCTCCTCTTGGAGTTGGAGTGGAGATGATGTCGCCTTTATTCAAAGCGACATGCATCATAATTTCAGTTTCTGACTCAAACATTCCATTAGCTACTTCAACGACCTCTACCTTTATTGGAGAGAGTACATATTTGTTATGATTAAAAACTGTTTCAGTTGACAAATATCGTCTAATCATTTCTATAGCTCCCTCCACCTCGGAATGATCTGTATTTCTGTTACTGTTCCGGTCCATGAAATGGCATTTTCGCCTAGTTCAAATATAGGAAATTCACCAACCATTTTTTCTCCCTGATTTAGTGTGTCCCTATAAACATATTTCGATTCAGAATCTATTTCGAGGTATGTATCTACTGCAGTGAAAGAGTAAACGGTTGAATTTATCGTTAAATCGATGTTTCCTGAACCGGTGATTTTAATATAGGGTTCCGATGTGTGAGTTCCCATATTAACGATGGTTCCTGGTGCGGTCATTACAACCGGGGTGTCTCCTGAATCCATGTAAAAAAAGCCAGGGTTGATTTTGAAAGACACCAACATATTATCGTAAAGCCCTTGATATTTATCACTATCAATCGCCTGTATAACCTCTGCTTTAAAGTATCCATCTGGATCGCTGTCCGTTCTTAATTTTCCATAGCCATTTAACCACTGGTATATCTGTCCTTTTTTCGTATTATCATTGATAAGGAACTCCATTTCTCTAAAATAGGGTTTATATTTTCCGGTGTGTTCTGATGGTTCATCGTCACGATAAGGTATTTCATAAACTTCAACTCGCTCTTCTGCTTTTTTTCTTCGTCCAGCATATAGGAGAAGCAAGTCAAACTCTTCATGGTTCCTGCCTTTAAATTCCAACGTAACCACCTCCAGCTAATTGTCTTTGTGTCTCGAATCCTATTTCATTCATCAACGTGTGGATATCATCTGTTGTATTGTTAACAAAATTTTCAATGACGATTGAAACGGATGCTCCCATTTTTGCTAGTGAGTTCGCTCCGTTTGTTCCTGATACAGTGCCGGACGCATTAACCTTTGATTTGATGTCAAACGATGTAGGTATAGCTTTAGCCATATCATCCTTAACATATTTCATTTCATCTTCGAAGCCTACTCCTAAACCGGATGCAAGATATACACCGACTTGATCTCTAAACATTGTTGAAGGGGAATGAATTCCCATTACCTTTTTGATGCCGCCTAAGATGGAATTTCCAATCGATGAAAAACTGATATTCTTTACACCGGCTATTAACCCGCCTGCGATACCTTTAATAACATCTATACCAACTTGTAGCCAATTGACTTCTACTATTCCATCAATGATTGCAGCAATGATTTCAGGTAAGGCTGCTATGATGTTTGGAATTGCTTTTGGCAATCCTGTAGCTAATGCAACAATAAGGTCAATACCAGCTTTGATAAGTTCTGGAAGATTGTCCACAAGTGCATCAACGATAACAGGAATAAGCGCAATAACCGATGTAATAAGTTGAGGAATACTATTCGTAATGCCTTTTATCAAGCTGATTAAGAGCTGTATACCTGACGTAATGATGAGTGGTAAATTATCAATGAGTATGGTTGATAGGCTGTTTATCAATTCCGGCATCATTGCCATGAGTTGAGGAATGATTAAGTTAAGTCCATCGAGAAGCCCCATAAAGAGTTGCATAGCACCATCAATTATTATTGGTAATAGTATAGGTATCAAAGGGATTAACGCCTGTATAAGGCTTGTGAATCCACCTATAAGCACCGGAACAAGTGTTGTTATTAGTTCTGGTAATACTGCCGATATTGCAGTAATCAAAGCTACTATAACCGCTTCAAATCCTGCTAAAAACTGAGGTAATTGCGTTACAAGTTGTTGTATGATTTGAGTAAATCCGTTTATTAGGTCCGTTGTGAGTTTTGCCTTTGAACCTTCCATATTCTGGCCACTGAAAAGATTAGCTAGTGATCCAGTGACTTGAGGAATCATATCGCTGATTATCTTGGATGAACCTAACAAACCTTTTGCAAATACGCCACCTAGAATGTTACCTGAAGAAGATGCTTTAGCTTTAATACCGTCTAAGCTGTCTCCGAACTCATTAGCTGCGTCCAACGCATCTTGTGAGAGAATCATCCCTGAAGCACTCGCTTCGTCTCCTAGTGTCTTTAAAGCATCTGCACCACCCATAATTAAAGGGTTTAAATCCTGTGCTGATTTACCAAATATCTCCATGGCCATCGCATCACGTTCAGTCTCATTTGTCATTTTGCCTAATGCGCCGATAGAATCATTCATAACATCTTCGTTATCTCTTAAATTTCCATTGCTGTCATAAATCGATACGCCTAACTTATCAAAATTAGCTTGCATGCTTTTAGATCCACCAGCAGCGGCACCCATATTTTTAGTTACTTTAGTGAGTGATCCTGTCAGTGTGTCCATGGATACGTCTATGATGTCACTCGAATACTTAAACTTCTGCAAGGTTTCTGTTGATAAGCCTGTAGTTTTAGCCATTGTATTTAAATCATCAGCACTTCCAGCAGCTTTAATCGCTAACCCTGCCGATGCTACACCTGCAGCGGTAACTGCGCCTGTATATATTTTCAATCCTTGTCCTGCAACATCAACCGCTTTACCCACAGTTTGAACGCCAGCGCTTGTGATTGTAGCTCCGGCTTCACCGACTTTTTTCAATCCGTTGACCAGCGGAGTTAGCTTAGCAATAACCCCTTGTGCTGCATCCTTTAATTGTCCGAATGCTGCTTTAACAACTGATACTGATTTTTCTTCAGCTTTAAGTTCTCCAAGCTTGCTTTTTGTAGTGATAAGCTCGCGTTGAAATTCACGATACCGGCCATCATCTATTTTGCCTTCGCCGTATAGCTTTTTTACTTCATCCTGAGTACTTTTCAGCATTTTTAATTTGTCAGTTGTCTCACTGATTTCTTTTTTCAGAAGTGTTTGTTTTTGCCTGGTGAGTTCTATATTGTTTGGGTTAAACTTCAGGCCGGTTTCCACTTTTCGAAGTTCAGTCTGTAAGCTTCTAGTAGTTTTATCTACACCTTTTAGTGCCTTATCCAGTGGGCTTACATCTCCACCAACTTCTACAGTGATACCGCGTATATTCCCCATTGCCATTAAGTTTCACCTCTTTCCTTTATTTTCTCTCTGATTTTCTTTCTATCTGGTTTTGTCTGTTCAAGTATCCAACAATGTTCAAGGTACTCTCTGCCACCTTCAGTCTGATTAAGCATGTATATATATGCATCTCTCCGGTATGTGAGATACTCGATATAATCAAGATTTTCAATTTCATGGAAGTTTAACCCTGTATGGTCATGTACTAATCGTTCCCACTCTGTAGAACAGTAGTATCTTCTTTCCCCACTATCTCCGGTGTCTGGGAGTGAGGGGATTCTAAGTTTGGGTTATTTGCCTGCCCTGTGCAGAATTGAACATAGCTTTCCATCAACATCTGAATATCTTCAATGTCCATCAATCCAGCTATATATTCATCTGAGATAAGTTCGCCCTTCATGTTGTTGGAAAGAATTTCGGATGCTATCTCGTATATCTGATTTATTGTTTCAAGATTGTCTAAGTCCAATGATTTCATTAAATCTTCCATGGCCATGAGCTTTCCAAATACTGCCTTTGTAGGCATTCTTACTAGGATATTCTTTTCATCAATCATTCTGATTTGCATATATCTTTTTTGAGCTTTTGTAAAATCTAACATTTTATCCTCCATTCAAAAAAATGGGGAGCAATTAAGCTCCCTCATTCAAAATTATACGGTTGGTATTTCTTCCTCATATATGATCAACGTTCCTTCAGTATCGTGAGGAGCGGCTTTAAATTCTGCATCAATGACGGTTTCTTTATCCTTAGCAAACGCCAAGCTGAAACCTGCCTGATTGTTACCTACGATTGTAACTCGGATATCGCCATCTGATGGATCTTCGTGAACAAATCTAATAACATATTTCTTACCATCGTTGTTTTTAAGTCCACCAATTTTCACAGTTCTCTTGCCGGCTGCTTCTACAACTCTTGCGGTCGCTGACAATTTCTTTAGTGTAGCACCGTTAAAAGTCATAATGCCTGATTTAAGCATTACCTCTTCCTTCGTGATGATTGTTTTCGAAACTAATCCGAGATCATCTTCAGCGGTGTAAAACTCTGGTTTATATTCCACAGTTGCACCACCCTGAATCAAACCTAGTAAGTTTGCATCAACTTCGAGTAGCAAATCAGTAGGAATAGTAGTGACAAATTCATCAATAAATATCTTACCTGAGCCTAGTACAATTTTTTCTTCTAATGTTGCTGGCATAATATTGCCTCCTTATAATTTTTCTGTAAATGAAAATGAGTATATGGTTTCGTACATCTTCTCAGATGCTATCCACAATCTATCCCTTGAAAACTCCACTGGTATACCATTGAGTAAATCATCAATGGATTTTTCAACCGTTGGAGATATTTTGTTTGTGTAAAGTTCTAATGTGATTGCTCGATCTACAATCTTATTCAGATTGTCAGCGCCTCTTACCGTTCTGGATTCCATGAATATGAGATAAGGTAGCAAAGGTGCTGTATAAAAACTTTCTTCTGCGATTGGGATATTTAATGGTTGCAAGAGCGTTCTTATGTCAATCATCTATATCACCCCATTTTCAATAATCGCTTTGACATTATCTTCATAGTCTTGAATTAACTTTTCTTCGATGGGTTTTATATGTATCTTTCCTGCAACTCTTCCGCCGCCTGTTTTTGCGTGACCATGTTCAAGCAAGTGCGCTAGTCCAGGCTTGTTTTTATTATGAATAATCCATCTTGATCTATGCCTCACACCAGTACTCTTCGTTGTCCAACCCTCGTTGTATGGTTTATCTTGAGCGGTTTGAAAAGTAGATGCTGATACTTCTTTGAGTCCCTTAGCCGCCGCCTTAGTGATTTTTGCAGTCATTTCCTCTATTTCTTCTTCTACGTCCATTGTGTATTTGATCATTTCTTTACCAAATGCTTTTGAGAAATCACCGACTTTTACAGCGCCTTTGATTTGTGACCGGCCATTATTTATGCCCATGCTGACACCACCAGTTCTATGATGTCCGAGTCAACTGAGTAACTTCGTGTGATTTTGTAAACTATGCCGTCGTGCCTCACATACTCGTGATTTCCAAATTCAAACGAATGTATCTCAAATATCTTTTCAGGTTTAATTCCCACACCTGCAGCACTATAAAATTCAGTTCTGCCAACGGACTTCAGTTCTGCATATACCGTTATCCATTCAGTCGGTATTGGTGGCCCTTCATATATTGGAGGATTAGGAATAACACCAAGTTCAAGAGTTTCATCAAAATGCCTTTTGTTATACAACTGGAACCACCACCTTCTGGTTGTGAATCATCAGGTTATGCAATGCGTATTGCAAGTGTCTAGGCATCCCACCTTGTTCGCCTTTAGATTCATAACGCCACGCTGAATAATCAACGATAAAGGCCGTTATGAGTTCATTAGGTGTTTCAGTATCAATTCCCTTT